ACTACGACACAGCGCTGCTCACGCCTTTGGCTGATATGCGTAACGCTTCGAGTGCGGTCAATGCAGACAGCGACAAGATGCACTACTTCATCTATGTCGACTTCCACACCTTCATCGAAGGCAATCCTCGGATCATCGCCGCGATGCAGCAGTACGCCGCAGTCCTGCCCGCTCGTAACGTCTGCATCATCCTGCTCACGCCGGAGGTCAACTTGAGCGACCTTCCCCTGGGCACCGTTCTGTCGGTCGACGCGCCTACCCCTACGGCTGAAGAGCTGGAAGGCTGCCTGCGTCGTTTGGTAGAAGCCAGCGCCGATGCATGGCCGGAAGAGCTTGACATCAAGGACAGCGATTACCACTTGATCAGCCACCTCGGCCTGGGCATGACCCGCTACGAGTTCGAGACGTATGCCTCCATCGCTATCGTCGAAGCTGGTCACAAGAAAGTACCAATGCTGACCGCCGAAGACCTGGTCCATGGCATCAGCGTGGGCAAGACCGAGGTCGTGAAGCAGTCGGACATCCTGGAGCTGTTCCACACTGAGGACATGAGCGAAGTGGGCGGCATGCAGCGCCTGAAGGACTGGATCAACAACCGGGCGGACGCCTTCAGCGACGAGGCCCAAGAGTTCGGCGTCGAAGCACCGAAGGGTATCGCTATCGTCGGCGTGCCCGGCACCGGTAAGTCCCTCGTGGCCAAGGCCATCGCCAGCGCCCTGAACGCCCCGCTCCTGCGCCTCGACTTCGGCCGAGTCTTCAGCAAGTTCATTGGCGACTCCGAAAGCCGCATGCGCTCCGCCTTGAAGATGGTCGAGTCCATGGGTCACCTGGTTCTGTTCGCGGACGAGATCGACAAGGGCCTGGGCGGCATTGGCCAGGGTGGCGGCGACAGCGGCACCAGCTCCCGCGTATTGGGTGCGTTCCTCACCTGGATGCAGGAGAACAAATCCAAGGTCTTCGTGATCGTGACCGCCAACCGTATCGACGGCCTGCCGCCTGAGCTGTTCCGTAAGGGGCGACTGGACCAAGTCTTCTCGGTAGGCCTGCCTTCTCCTGCCGAGCGTGTTGAGGTCCTGGAAGTGCACCTGCGTAAACGCGGGCGGGACATCGCAGACTTCGACAGCAAGGAGATCAGCGCCTTCAGAGCCGCCAGCGAAGGCCGCGTGCCCGCCGAGATCGAAGCGGCTGTCAAGGATGGCCTGGTATCCGCGTTCAACGATGACGACGCGAACGACCTGGAGATGCACCACATCATCGAAGCGCTTGAAGAATCGGTGCCTATGTCCAAGTCCCACGCCACCGCGATCAACGCCATGGTCGAATGGGCTCGCGACAACGCTACACCGGTCAACTACGACGACACACCTGCACCAAAAGGTGTGACCCATCCGGGCGGTGAGCAGGTCCGTCGTATGGTACGCCCACGCCGAGTTTGAGGAGATCGCCATGAGCGATGGCACACAAAGGGTCAGCTTGACCTACGGAGCGATTAACTTGAAGAGCGCCAGCCTCACGCTGGCCTCCCTCCGGGTGGTTGCACCGTTCAAACGTGAATCGGCTGCTAACACCGGCCGAGCCGAACAACATTCGAGGGAGTACATCCAGGCCACACGCTACAAAGACATCGGTAAGGGCTTCACCCGGCAGCGGGTGATTCACCCCTCGGGGACCTTGCTCTGCGTCCAGGCGACGAAGACCAAGAACGGCATGCTCAACGCTGAGGCAGCAATCTTCCTGCGGCTGCGCGCCGGGGCGGACCTGCTCTCGATCAACGTCAAGCTTCCGACCGGTAGCGAAGGCCTCCTGGGGGACACTCTCCAGGCGTTTGTCGGGGAGGCGGACATCCTCAGCTACGACGAGCTACGGATTCTGGGCATCGACTGCCCGAGGTCCTACCAGAACCGCTACGGTAACGAGGACGAGATAGACGACCTGCTGGAGATCAGCGTTGTCCGCAAGGGCAACATCAGCAAGCCGCAGCTCGTAGCCGTGTCGACTTCCGAAGGCACCGTGGTCCGGGCGGTAGGTACTGAAGCCGCTCGCCGCGTCAAGATACGGAGGCGTTGATATGCCAGGAGTAAGTGAAGGGGAAGACCTACCCAACCGTAGCGATGAAGAGGCCTTTGACGTGGAGGTCCCCAGCGCGGGCGCGGGTGGCCCGCCAGACCCCATGGCGTATGAGTTGAACATCCACGCCAACCGGCGAGGAGAGGTGACCACGCTGAGTACCCAAGTGGCGGAGGAGCTGCTTGACAACCCGCCAGCGCCTAATCCGGCTCTTATGAGCCTGCTGGCCGCAGGGACAATGCAACGAACGATGAACTACGGTGAGTCACCAATAGAGACAGCTCAGCGTGCGCTCGACGGAGGAGTTGCTCGCGACCCTAACCAGGTGCGACCGGGAGACTACGGCCGGTCAGCCTTCGAGAGCTTGTATGACAGAGCTGTTCCGGCATCACAAAACCTGGGGCGGATGTCGGCAGCTCTGGGGCACTCTCGGCAAGCTCTTCATGACATGGCTAGAAGGGCAGGCCCTGGAGCTACAGAGTTACGCTTTCTCGCCCCAGGAGGGCAGGTCGAGGCAGTTCAGCTTGAGCGGGTGGTAGCCCAGGGTAGATACGACCGTTGGTATGTGGAAGATACAATGAGGGCTCTAGGGAACCCCTTCAGCTCAGAGTGGGGGCAGGAGCTGTACAGCCGTGTGCTAGCCGCCTCGGGAGGTAACCGGGACCTGCTGCGGATACTGACTCCGATCCTAAACGAGGCCCTCAGCCTGGTTAATACACCGGAAGGTGGACGTGACCAGATGATACTGGCGACCTGCATAATGCTGCTCGTTGAGGATAGACAGTGGAGCGAGGAAGGCATGAATGAACTCGTAGGGTACGAGTTCGAGATGGACCGAGATATAAGGACCATGGAGTACCACATCGTTATGCACGCCAGGCGTGTGGTCGATAACGCCAGGCTGATCATGGAAGCCAGTAGCCCGGCGCGCAGCGCGGCAAGTACCTACACCGAGTCACTACGGCCGTCGCGGCCAACGGAGAAGAAAGCCCCAGAGTTGCCTAAAGCGCCTACCGGCCGCAGGCTTCGTCTGGGTAAAGAAGTAAGCAACGTAGCACCAGGGGACATCGGTGTCCCTACCCAACCCTCGTCCGATGGGCGAGAATCAACTCGTAAGGTAAATCTCCGCAAGCGGCGGACCTAAATCAAAGTGCAATCAATTGCACGGGAGGAAGATGTGTCTCACACCAGCGCAGTCAAATCCATCGCGATAAGCTCCATTGAGTCCCTGCAAGCTGCGATCACCGAGCTGAACAGCATGGGCATCAAATGCAGCCTGATCGCCAACGCCAAACCTCGCGCCTACTTCCAGAACCAGGAAGGCATGGGCCAGGCCGACTACGTGATCAAGCTGGATGACAGCCGTTACGACGTGGGTCTGTACAAGACTCCCCAGGGCGGCTACGAAGCCCGCACCGACTGGTTCGGCCAGGACGTTGAAAAACTCCTCGGCACCAAGAACTACAACAAGGGCAACCACGAGCAAGCCAAGCTGGGCAAACTGTTCCAGATGTATGGCGTGCACGCGGCGATGAACGAAGCCCGCCGCAAGGGGCTCCAGGCCACCCGCCAGAAAGGGGCGGACGGCAAGGAACAAGTCATCGTGACCGGCTACCGCTAACAGGCGGTAGTTGCTCCCCACCCACAACCAGTAGGACACCATCATGCAAAAGAGAGTTGTAATTACGGTAGACCCCGATGGGACCACCAGCATTGACGCGCAGAACTTTCGCGGGAAAGGATGCCAGGACGCCACCGAGCAAATCGCTTTGGCCTTGGGCGGCGTAACCCGCGATAAGTCGGATGACCGCAAAAAACCCGATTACTTCGCGACCAACCCCGGCACCAACACCCTGAAGGGCTAAGGCCACGCATGGGACAGGAGATAGAAATGGGACTGCTATCGAACAACCTCGTCAACCCGCAGGACGCCTTGGTCATCACCTTCGACACCGAAGGCTCAGCCGAGTCGTTGCACATCGACCAGTTCGACTTGGGTTTTCTGGGTAAGAAGAACATCACTCGGGCGACTGACATCCTGTTCGACGAGGCTTCGCAAACCTGGACCATCTACCTCCTGACCGAAGGTAAAGACCCAGCCTTGCCCTGGAAGGGGTGCAGGGGTCTGCCGACCTACGAGGTCGCACGGTCTGTCGAAGTGGCCTGGTTGAATCTCTGCCGAGCCAACGACGCGGACCCGAAGAGCGATACAGGGCACGTCTATCTGAACCAAGCCCGGAAGGTTAACGGTCTCGCAATTTGACACTTTCCCACCTCTTGCCCTCTTCGGAGGGCTTTTTATGACTGGAGCTTATTATACCTTTTTGACCCATGCCCGTCAAAAAGGTAAGATAGACTCACCAACCACAGGAGGTACAAGCAATGCAGACTTTCAGCGAAGTGGAAGCGGGTAAAGCCCTCACCAGGCTTGCTCGCTTCAAGCTGCGGGACACCCGGATCAAGCCGACCGATGTATGTCTATACGCCTGGCTGGCCGCCGAAGCAGCTCGTGAAAACGTCAACCCTGTACAGCTCACCATCAGCGATATGTTCTTCGGCTTCACAGCCAGCGGGGACGGCAAAGAGGAGGAGATCTGCCGGGTGGGTATGTCACTCAACACCATCAAGTCCTGCCTTGAGAACCTGGAAGACAATGGCTTCATCGCCACTGATCGTACAGCCAGCACTCGGGGACAGAAAATCAACGTGCAAATTGTCCTTGAGGCATAAGCCATGAAAGCAGTCCAGGAACCCATGGTTCCGCGAGAGGACTTCATCGAGCTGTACCGCAAGTTGCGGTTTTGGTGGGGCATGCGCCACATCGAAGAAAGCGCCTATGTATTGGGCATGCACTTATTGGCCAAGATGATCAAGCTCGACAGCCGCGAGGTTTCCGGGACCTGGTCTGAGTTTGCCAACGAGGTGGTTATGCGCGGCGATGATTTGATAGCAGGTCCAGCCGATTCGCACTACTTCCTGTACCTCGGTGCACTCCAACAGTTGCACAGCGTTGTGGGTCTGTTCAGCCACATCAACCAGGAAGGTATCGAGCGCTCGAAGCTGGATGCGCAGGATCACGACTTCGTGAGCCAGCACTTCACCAAAGCACCCGATATTGATAACGACCTGATTGGCGAGGAGACGCCCATGCTTTTCGTCTTGGTCCCCTGGGCCGGGTACGACGTGGACCGAACCTGGAAGGACTACACCGTGGGCGGAAACGTTCGACAGCTTCCCGCGTGGATAACCACCAAACCAAAAGGATGACGCGATGCGGCACACTCATGCACATACCGTGCTGAGCCCGACGCGCCAGGCCTTGACTCAGAAGGACGATCTTCACTTTGTTGGATGGATTGAAGTGAACTCCGTCTTAGGGAAGTTTTGGACAGAGAGGCTCAGCAGCAGTGAGTACCTGGTTCTACTTTTTATACTGAACCGGACACTGATGTTTAGGAAAAAGGCAGAAGTGATCACGAAGAAACACTTCTTAAACGGGATCGAGTCAGGCAGAGGAGTGACATGCGGAGGCTGCGGAGTAGGTGAAGCGACCTTAACCAAGGCACTAAACTCGTTGTGCGAACAGGATTTCATCCATATTCATTGCTTTATAGAGGGACACGTCGAGTCAGTACACGGATTTATGAGCTGAATGTGGCCAAAATCCTGGAAGGATACGACCTGGGAGAGGTGCAAAACATGCTCAAACGTAGCAAAAAAGCGCTCTACGAAGAGGCCCAAAACTCCGAAAATGACGATTTTAGAGGGGGGTCACTTTTAGGGGGGGAGGGGGGTCAAAATCGAGGGGGCATAACAGAGGTATTACATACCTCTAATAAAGCATTAATAACTAATAAGTCCGCCGAGGCGGAGAAGGGCGGAAAAGCAGTATTGCGAGTAGGCAGAATGCGAAGGTCTACCGATGCAGTTGATTGCACGGATAAGCCCAAGCCTATCTCTGGAAATGCCAGGGAGCGCTTGAAGCAGATGCAGGCTATCGCGGATGGTACTCGGGCGAAGCGTCTTCACTCTGTACGGTCTCTTCCCGAACGGCGGTGGGACATCAAGGATCTACAAGCGCTACTCGACGAAGCACGGTCTCAGTGTGGAATCTCCGTACCGCGTGTAATGGCTACCACCAAAGGCGCGGGCGTTCTGTTCAAGCGGATGAAGGCAGCAGAGATCGGGGACGCCCTGGAGTTCTTCACCTGGACGTTCAGGCATTGGTCTACCGTGGCGAACGCCAACCGCCGCAGCAAGGCCAGGCAGCTCAAGGAAACGAAGGCGGTGAACAACGAGATGTCGTTGATCCCCAACTTCCAGGAACTGGCCTACCGCTTCCCCTACATCCTGGTCTTCTTCAACGACCGCAAGTTCGCTGAGGTGCAGGAGGAGGAGAAGATTGATCGCCGGGCGCGGGCGGATGATCGTCGACACGAAGAGCAACAGGTGTCTATCGAGCGTCGTCGTCAGTTGGTGCGGGAGGAGGACCTTCGCAAACGCGAGGCTGAGCAAGAACAAGAAAAGCGGTTCGTTGAACGTCGCCGCCGCCCGAGGCCTGTAGCCGAAGACGATGAAGACGATGAACCAATCCCACAATTCCGCGAAAGAGAATGGAGAGGGTGATATGAGTGCTACCACCGATAGATTCATGAAGGCAGGCATACCACGTTCATGCTGGGGCATCAGCGCCGAGAAAACCGGCCGAGGCTCTATCAACACCTGGGCGACAGGCATGAAGGAGAAGGCAGAGCAGAAGGGTGCGCTGCTCAGCGCCTACGTGCTCATGGGCGGAGAAGAGCGCAAGGATCGTGAGCGCCATGTTCTAGGTATCGAGCATGTCGAACTGCTTGCCCGCCAGGCTTGCGTCAACGGACAGTCGGTGAAGTTGGTTCCGTTCTACAAACTGGTACACAATCTGGATCACCCGGCGCCCCAGGAGGAAGCGGAGGACTACTCACCGCTTGTAGTCGTCCTGGCCGTGCCGTACGTCCCAACCCCCGACAAAGCAGCTTGCTCAGTCCACCAGTACGTGACCGTTATTGATCACCTGCTTGAGCACATCTACGATGGGGGCGCCCTGATCATCGGGGGCAATCAAACGATCAGCAAACACCTCAAGAGCGGTTACCCCGCCGCCCTTGAGCGTATGCTCGTCGAGAACGCAGAACTGTTCGAGGTGTAACGGAATGAGCACTGGACTCAAATTCCTGTCGGCTGCCATGGCCAACGGGGCAGGGAACGCGATACTGCGCCTGGACCCCAACCTTCTGCACGAAGAGCAGGAGATCATGGCCTATGAATTCATCAGGAGCTTCTACCGGGATTACCGGGAATGCCCTACTGCCTCGGCAGTCCAGGAGCAGACAGGCATCCGTATGCCTCGGGCGGAAGGTCCACTGAAGTTCCACGAAGACAGCCTTCACGAACGGTTCGAGTTCGAGATCATGCGGGAGAGTTATCAGTCTCTCCGCGAGATGGTCAAGGAAGGTCGCCCGCGTCCGATGCAGGAGGTGATGGAGAACACCATCCGCCGCATCCGCCGCACCCACCGTGGTCCTGGCCTGATCAACATCGGGGACGCGATGGGCCTGTCCATTGATCGCCTGGCAAACATGCAAATGCAGGGCGGCATGTCCGGGGTCCCGACTCCGTGGCGCACCATGAACATCATCACCTCGGGCTATCAGCCGGGTGACCTGATTACCTGGGTGGGGCGGACCTCCCTCGGTAAGACGATGATGCTCTTGCACCAGGCGGAGTTCGCTTACGACGCGGGGTACTCGGTCCTGTTCGTAACGACCGAGATGGCGGCTGAGGCAATCGCTCGACGTTGGATGGCGATGAAGTGGGGGTTCGATCCAGAGGCCCTGAAGAACGCCCAGGTGTCGACCTACACGCTGCGCAAGATGCGCGCCTTGAATGCGGAGCTGCTTGGGCGGGAGCGCTTCCGCCTACTGCCTGCCGGGATGAACTCTGACCTGTCCATCGTCGAAGCAGCCATTGACGAGATGCAGCCGGACATCCTGTACCTCGACGGCGTGTACCTGATGAAGCCTAGCGGCAAGCAAGTACACCGCAGCAAGACCGAACAGGTCTCGGCCGTGTTCGACGAACTGAAGCAACGCAACATCGACGCCAACATCCCCTTCGTCGTGAACACGCAGTTCAGTCGACAAGCGGGCAAGGGCGGTAAAGACGGTAGCCTGGAATCCATCGGCCTGTCTGACACAATCGGTCAACACAGCTCCATCGTCATCGCGGTCAAGCCTGGCCCAACCGACGACTGGAGGCGCTCCAGGGAGCTGGACCTGCTCAAGGGTCGAGAAGGCGAGGAGGGCAAGGTGTACACGCACTACACGTTCAAGCCCACCAACCTCACCGAGATGACCGCAGAAGAGCTGGCAGCGGTACAGGAAGAGTCAGGCCCTGCTATCGGGGCGGACGGCGAGATTTACAACTGAGGACAAACCCATGCCATGCAACACTGAGCTGTGCCAAGGGTGCCCGATTGAGGGCCTGCACAGGCCGGTCGAACCGACAGGCTTCGAGGACGCACCCTACCTGATCGTCACAGACACCCCGAGCAAGGCCGGTGCCAAGGAAGGGCGGTTGATCCCTCCTGCGTCGAACCTGATGCTGTTCAAGAACCTGGACAAGGAAGGCTTTGACCCTGACGACTTCCAGGTGCATCCGTTGTGCCTCTGCGCCTACGACCAGGACCAGTACAAGAACACCGAGAAGAAGAAGATCCACAAGCACTGCCGTGCCCACCTGGAGGACTTCATCGACGACGTTCGGCCGCGTGCGATCCTGCCCCTGGGCGCAGAGGCTGCGAGCCAGGTATTCAACAAGTCCACCAAGATCACTCAAGTGCGTGGCCTGGGTCACATGTCCGAAGAGTTCGGCGTGCCCATCTTCCCGCTGATGTCCCCAGGCCTGGCTGTGCGCTACGCCCAGAACGAACCGGTCCTCGCAGCCGACTGCCGATCCTTTGGCCGCCTGGCTGATGCCAACTTCGACGTGGACGCGGCGGACGACTTCGTTACCGGCGAGTACATCGAGGTCGATGACCTGCAATTCCTGATCGACATGGAACCCGAACTGCTCTCCTTCGACACCGAGACCACAGGACTGCGGTGGTATCAGCGCGGGGTCAACGTAAGGACCTACGTCGAGAGCAAGCACAAGGGCAAGCCATGGTTCCAGCCACGCTTCCAGATCCTCACCATGCAGTTCACCGTGGAGGCTGGGAAGTCGTACATCTTGGTCTGGGACCACCCAGAGCGCCCGATCCCAGAGGACCGTAAGCCACGGCTGCGGAACCAACTGCGCAAGCTGTTGTGCAACCCCAACACCTTGGTAGTCGGCCAGGGGCTCAAGTTCGATAACGTCGGCCTTTGGATGTCTGAAGGCATTCGCTTTGAGATCGGTGGCGACACCGCGATGCTGTGCGCGATTCACGATGAAAACTTGCCCGAGAAGAACCTCGACATCCTGACCAAGCTCCACGTCCCAGAGATGGCCGGGTACGCCGACCGGTTCAACACGACCGTCGACAAGAGCCGGATGTGGGAAGTGCCGATCAAGACGATGATCCCGTACGGCGGCGGCGACACCGACGCGGCGTTCCGTGTGTACGAGAAACTCGAAGACCTGGTAGCGGCAGACGCGAAGAACTGGAACCACTACTGCGAGGTATCCATCCCAGGGCTGAACGCGCTAGCTGGCCTGGAGACGCGGGGGATGTACGTCGACCTGGACCACGCCCTGCCAGAGTTCCAGACCTTCCTTGAAGCCGAGGTACTCAAGCAGCGGGACGCATTGCTGGCCCAAGTGCACCGCGACATCAAGATGAAACACATCGAGCTGAAGAAGGGCAACGTGGAGGAGGCGCTCAAGCTGTCGCGTCAGGACTTCCTGAAGGACATCCTGTTCTACCATCCGAAGGGTTTCCGCCTGAAGCCGAAGGTCTTCACCAAGACCACCGAGAAGCTGCCGGACCACATGAAGGAACCGTCGTGCAGCTCGAAGGACCACTTGCCGTACTTCTTCGAGGACTGCCCATTCACGTTCGAGCTGTCCGAGTACGTGAAGGACGCAACCCTGCTCAACAACAACGTCGTCAACTTCCAAGACAAGTTCGTGGTCGATGGCATGGTTCGCCCGACCTACTTCCTGGATAAGGCGGTTACCCGGCGCACCAGCTCGAAGGACCCTAACGGCCAGAACTTTCCGAAGCGCGGCAAGAAAGCCAAGATGTACCAGAAGAGCTTCATCGCTCCCGAGGGCTGGGTCGTCATCCAGTGCGACTTGTCGCAGGCTGAACTGCGGATCGCGGGGGACATGGCGAACGACCAAGAGATCATCAGGATCTACAACGCGAACGGTGACATCCACATCACGACCGCGTGCCTGGCACTCAACGTCACCGAGGCTCAATTCAAACTGCTCCCCGAGAAGGAGAGGAAGGAGTGGCGTCAAAAGGCCAAGGCGATCAACTTCGGATTCATCTATGGCATGTCGTGGCGGAAATTTATGGTCTACGCCAAAACTCAATATGGCGTGGAGTTCACCGAGAAAGAATCCAAGGCGATCCGCTCGAACTACTTCAAGAAGTACAAGGGCCTGGCACGCTGGCACGAAGTCGTCAAAGACTACGTCGCGAAGCACGGCCAGATTCGCTCCTACAGCGGTCTGCTGCGCCACCTGCCACAGGTCAACAGCGAGGAGGAGTACATCCAGGCGGAAGCCATGCGCCAAGGCATCAACAGCCCGGTGCAGGAGTTCGGTTCGACGCTTGGCGTGATCAGCCTCGGGCGGATGAACGAAGAGATCGACCCGGAGTACATGCAGATCTTCGGCTTCATCCACGACGCAATCTATGCCTACGTCCGGGAGGAGCATGTCGACTGGGGGCTCAAGACGCTGAAGCACTACATGCAGTCGAATGACCTGGAGAAACTGTTCGGCCGGAAGATGAAAGTTCCGATCATCGCTGACGCGGCCTTCGGGTGGAACCAAGGTGAGCTGTTCGAACTGGGCGACTACGGGACCTTCGACCTGAAGACTCCTTACGACTTCACCCAGATCAAAGACAAGGACGGCAAGCAGTTGGTACACCTGCCTCGGCAGACCACTCCGCCTAACCGTGGACGCTTGCGGGGCTCGCCTTACACCCTGGCTACAGACCTCGAAGACGAGACCGTACAGCACCTTACAAGGCTTCGTCGTACAGGGGTGGGAGTTGCCAGTCGGCCAGGGGGCCGGACCACGAGCGCCAAGCGGATTGTCAGGCCTTCGCGTGTCGAGGCGGACGAGCCAGCGCCGACCCCAAGGCTCAGGCGCACCAGGGCTTCGGTGTAGCTAGGAGGGGGCGGGAACGCCCCTTAAACTTCAGAAATCAACGTAAGGAATTTCATCATGACCGAACGCATAATCCGCCGCACCAGAGCCGTGGCTCGCGGGGTCCTCCGCCAGGAGAACAACCACATCAAGGACATTGACGAGCGCATGCAATCAATTGCACTGAAACGTCAGGAGATGCTTCGGGCGGCTCAAGAGATCAGTGAGCTGGAGAAGGAAGTCGAGGAGCTGATGAAGAAGGGCAAGCTCGAAGAGCACCAGTACCTGGACCTCCTGGCCCACTTCGTCGAGACCAAGACCAACGCCAGCACCTTCGTTGATCCGAAAGTCCTGTACGCCAAGCTGAAGGACAAGAACGACTTCTTCAGCGTGGTCAAGGTCCAGGTCGGTGAGCTGAAGAGCGTCATGACCGAGAAGGAGATCGCGGACGTAGCGAAGATCACCCCAGGCAAGGTCACCGGCACCAAGTTCGAGATCATCGTTCCGAAGGACAAGGCCGGGCGGAGTAAAGCCAAATGAGGTGCACAGACTGCAAGCATGCGGAGTGGACACGCAACGACAATGGGCGCATCAGGAAAAACGTACCGGGGCGGTGCAAGGCGGAGGTAACAGTGCCTATGCTGCTTTGCTTGCACCAGCCGATACATGTCCACAAAAATGCCATATGGCCCAGTTACGAAGGGCATTGCGATCTTCACGAATCAGCGGGAGGTGGGAAATGACAGAGACCACGGGATGCATCTACTTTGCCCGCAGGATAGGCGAAGCCGACTGGCGCGGCATGTCGTCGAGGTCCTTCGCCTTGGCTGAGGCCGACCCTACGATGGAGACAACCACCATATGGGCGATGCAGGAGAGCGCCGAAGCCAACGTCACACGCCTGCTCTCTATCATCAACACGCCGGAGACCGAGAGTTTCCTGGAAGGCGTAAAGCTGGAAGCAGCCCACCAGCAAGAGCGCTGGGGCTCCACGCACGACGAGGGCAAGACGCCCACCGACTGGGTATTCCTGGTAGGCCACCTGCTTACGAAGGCAGCGATGTCGTTCCTAACCGGCAACCTGGAGAAGGCCAAGCACCACACCATCAGCTCAGCCGCCGCCTGCTACAACTGGCACCAGCAGATTGCGGGTAAGACTGACGGCGTGCGCCCAGGGATCCGGGAGGTTGACACGACTGCCCGCCTAACCGAGGCCGAGGATCTGCTCCAGGACGTGCTCACCAATTGCTCCCGCGAGAACCGCCACGCGATCAAGGACTTTTTCGAGAAGTACAAGATCGAGATCCGGCCTGAGGAAGACCCACCCTGCCGCGAAGAGGGCGCCAACTCTTTCCGCTGCGGGCAAAGCCTACAGGCCAACCCGTACAAGGAAGACGGCGAGTATCACGCGGAGTGGGTAGCCGGGTGGAAAGAGGCACAGGTCGAATACCTAGCTCCGAAGGAGTAGCCAGTGGACAGAGATGAAATCAAGGAGGTCTGCCGCGAGGTGTTCGGGCGGAACCACGACATGAAGGATCTGGGGAACTGGGTAGGCATGAGATGCGTACTCGCTCCCTGGACCCATGCCAAAGGACACGACACCTCGCCATCGGCCGGTGTATCCGTCTCCCCAGACGGAACAAGCATTTACAACTGCTTCACCTGCGGAGCGCCCAAGCCTTTCCATCGCATGCTGGCGGACTACGCCGACTACAGCGGCGAGGACCTGGACGACCTGATCGAAGAGCTGGAGGAAGGAGAGTTCCTCGGCCCGCTCAACGTGCCAGGCTACGACAAGATCATTTCGGATCGACTCACCGAGGAAGGCGTACCCATGCCGATCCAGGAGGGCCTGTACATGGGTCTGTTCGAGTCGGCTGAGGGTCACCCCTACCTGCGGGAGCGGGGCATCTCACGAGCCATCACACGAGAGCTGGAGCTGCGCTTCGACCCGGCAGATAGCGAGGGCGAGCCCCGCATCCTTTTCCCGGTACGCGGCCCTGACGGCCTCCTGTACGGCTTCAGCGGGCGGGCGATATACGAAGACGCGAGGCTGAAGGTCCGCGACTATCACGGCCTGGTTAAGTCCGCCATGCTCCTGGGGAGTCACCTGGTTGAAGCGAGCGATGACGTGTTAATCGTCGAGGGCCTGTTCGACTATGCCAACGCCCATCAGTGTGGCTATGCAGGCTGCGCGGTAATGCACTCTACTATGACAGACCTTCAAGCGAGCATAGTTCGCAACCTCGGGCGCCCCACCTACCTGTTCTACGACAACGACGACGCAGGATTCAAAGGCGTAGTCCACGCGAAGAAGAAGCTGGTAGGCCACGTCCCGACGTTCGAGGTCGATTATCCAAGGATAAAGATTGAAGACGACTCCGAGCGCGGTTGGCACTGGCTCAAGGACCCAGGGGAAATGCTCCCCGAAGACTTCGAGAAAATGCTTAAGGACGCGGAGCTTTTTTGACAGGTAAGGGGCTCGTCCCTAGTATCGGTAACCACATGACTAAACGTCATATTGAGACCCCAGACCTGCTCCTAGCCCACCTGAGACCTTTGCTCCAGGGAAAGGCTGTCCAGCTAGTCATTGAAAGCAAGCGCACGTACGGCAAGAAAGAGCGCCTCGTGCAGCAAGGATTACTTATCGCTCCTGGAAGTGCCTACGGGCTAGTTGACCGGGCGGTAGTAGTCTCACTCCTTGGGAGTGGGAGTTGCGTCATCTTCCCGATGGCGAACACAAGCAAGGGTCAGTTGGTTAGAGCCGGGCTACCTGCCCAGCTAGCCATGGCTCTAATTGATCGACTGCAAATCCTCTACGGAGATTCACAAAATGGCACCACGCACTCGTACACCCAGCGCCGGTACAGGTCGAGACCGCGACAGCGGTAAGTCGGCCTCCCCCCGTGCGGCATATCGCGGGGGCGCTGGCCTTCGCCAGATGGAGGAAGAAGCCAAACGCCAGGACGCGGCCAAAGAGGCTCGTAAGGCTAAAGGCTTTGAACCCTTCCGCTTTTGGACGCCGGTCACCGAAACCCGTCAGCTCGTTATCATCGACGAAGCCCCGGACTTCTTCCGTTACGAACACGCCCTGAAGGACAAGCGCAGCGGTCGCTACGACAACTTCCTGCCGTGCATCAACGAAGACGCCAACTGCCCGGTCTGCTCCGTCAGCGAGAAGCCTGCGTACTTCGCCATGTACCTCACCGTCATCGACCTGACCCCGTACGAAAACAAGGACGGCGACGAAGTCCCATGGTCGAAGAAGATGTTGGTGGTCAAGCCTGCTCAGCAGAAGAAGATCGCCCGCCTCTACGAAAAACACGGTAGCCTGCGCGGCATGATCCTGGACATGACCCGCGACGGTGACAAGGACGCGGCCATCGGCAACGACATCGAGTTCGTTGACTTCATGGACGAGAAGGAACTCGACGACTTCTACGACACCTACAAGGACAAGGAAGGCAAGAAGGTCGAGATCATCGGCGGCGAAGTCTTCGACTACGACAAGATCTACCCCGAGATGACCGAGAAGCAGCTCGCCACCGTGGCAGGTGTTTCCGACTCCTCGACAGGTCGTCGTGATGACGATGATCGCGCCATCGGCCGTACTCGTGGCCGCAGCTCCAGCCGTGATGATGACGATGCCCCGGCACGCGGTCGTTCGGCAGGTCGCCGTAGCGCCAGCCGCGATGATGATGACGGCGCTGATGACGCACCAGCTCGCCCAGCCCGTCGCGGCAGCCGTGCAGCGGAAGAGCCCGAGGATCCTCCAGTTCGTGGCCGCCGTCGTGCGGTTGAAGAAGAGCCGGAAGACCCACCTGCTCGCGGTCGCCGCGCAGCTCGCGACGAAGAACCAGAAGATCCACCAGCGCGGGGCCGTCGTGCGGCTCGTGACGAAGAGCCGGAGGATGACCCAGAGCCAGCCCCACGTCGCGGTCGCCGCCAGGCTGTCGAGGAAGAACCAGAAGATCCACCGGCACGCGGTCGTCGCGCACCGGCAGGTCGTGGCCGCGCCGAGGCAGACCATGACGATCCGCCGTTCGAGCCGGAAGACGATGCACCCGCAGAGCGTGGGACCCGTCGCCAGGCACTGCGCGCACGCCGCACCTAAACAGGCGGCTACAGTTGAGGGCGCTTAGGCGCCCTTTTCTTTGCAAGGGAAAAGGAGCGGGCGGAGATGACGCTACCAGCGAGGCTGAAGGGTTGCATGATGCTGCCCATGAGCGAGATAGATGTACGCCGAGTCAAGAAGCAGGTGACCTACAAGCACAGGCCACTCAGCCTGGACGACGGTGAGCCGGACCTGGAGGTGGTCGCCTGGTATGTAGAAGGTGATTACCTTTGCGTGCCTCGGCAGTACGGGATGACGCTGTGCAATCAATTGCACCTGGAGTATGTGGACGAAACCAGCCTGGGTTCTGAAGCACACTTTCCCAAGGTGCCGGACCCTCGGGAGTACCAGGTTCCACAGCTCGACGAGATCACGACCGAGTTCGAGACGGCCTATGACTTCATCTTCAAAGCGCACACGGGTTGGGGCAAAACGGTCGGTGCATTGATCGTTGCGGCCAGACTCGGGCGGACCACCATCATCATCGTGGACCAGGAGAATCTCCGGCTACAGTGGATAGACGCACTGACCACGCTGTTCGGATTTGCAGAGAAGGACATCGGCACCATCAAGGGAGACAAATGGACCTGGAAGGGCAAGGCAGTAACCGTGGCCATGGTGCAGACCCTGGCGCAGCGCGGAGCGGACGAGGAGCTTGCGGACTACTTTGGCTTTGCAGTCTTCGACGAGGTGCACACCTGCGGGGCGCCAACCTTCAGCACAGCGTTGCTGATGTTCAACGCGACATACCGCATGGGCGTGTCGGCTACCCCGAAGCGTAAGGACGGCCTACAGCGTGCCCTGGACCACAACCTCGACAAGATCCGGGTGGAGGCCAGCAAGAAGCACAAGCGTTCTGCGGTGTACCTGATCCGCAGCGAGACGGTCTACAGCTTCTACGGCAACGTGTCGAAGATGACCGGCCGGATCTTTTCGGAGATCAGCGAAGACGGCCCGCGAAACCTCCTGATCGCAGAGGCAGCCTTGTGGCTTTATGAGTCCGGGCGGGACGTGCTGATCCTGTCGGATCGCATCGAGCACCTGAAGGAACTGGAGTGCCTGCTTTACTACTTCGGGGTGGCCGAGGAGGAAATGGGGCTATACACTGGCTACGACCCGGTATGGAAGTTCGCAAAGGACGCCGACCCGGCTGGCCGACCTGAAGGTCTAGAACGCTGGCGGAGGGAAGACCGGGCTTGGGAACAGGCGGAGTATTGCGCTGTCTCAATGCAGATCGTCCAGAAGCGCGTACCCAAGCAACGGTTCGAGCACATCAAGAAGCACAGCAAGATCATCCTGGCTACCTATGGGATGTTTGCGAAGGGTGTTGACGTTGCAAGACTTTCTGGAGGGGTAGACGCGACACCTCGTAGCGCGGCCGAGCAAGTCCATGGCCGTATCCTGCGGGAGGTCGAAGGCAAGCCGGTGCCGATATGGGTCACCTTGATGGACACCAACAGCTACAGGCTGATGTTCACCCTGGCAAACAGGATCAAGGAATACCTTAAAAGCAGCGGCGTCTTATTCGAGTGGCATCCAGACGGGAGTGTTGAACAATGCGACGTAAAGAACCTGAAGGCCGAGATCTTCGAGAGGATCGACGACCTGAAATCCATGCGGATCGAAACAAACAAAGACGGACTCAATACGCTAGTGACAGCGTCGGACGTGCAGCAAAGCAAGCGGACCAAAGACAAAGATATGGTAGCGCGGTTCAAAAGTCGGCAGCCCCTCCGGCAGCGTCCACCCTCAGACGAGGCACGAGGAGGGAGGTAGAGACTGAAGACATGGACCACCCGATGACCGTTGAGAGCTACACCATCCCGGAGGCGGCCGAGGCGATTGGAAAATCCCTCAACACTTTCCGGCGCTGGATCGACGATCAGATGCTGCCGGAACCGTACCTGCGTGACACCCAGTCGAACTACCGTGTATACAGCCGGGGCGAGATGGACATCATCAGTGAGGCTTTACGCAGGCACGCTGAGGAGTTCTCCTACTTCAGAGCGGATCACTCCACCGTGATCCACAACATCAATCAACGCATCCAGGCACATCGCTCGATGCACGTCTGAGGTCAACATGGCAGACCCGAAGAGAATCGTCCGCACCAAAGCGGCACAGGCACGAAGCGCGTCAAAGGAAGAAGTAGGCAGACGCGCTACCTCCACGCAATACTCACACCGCAAGGAGATCATTGAGGACACCACCCAGGCAGAGACCCTGGGCACGTCCAAGTTCCCTCCAGGTGTCGAGCCAGCCTTCGTCCGGGTATCGGTAGGATCCACCTACAACCTGGGCGGCTTCGAGTCCCTTCGCCTGGACGTGAGCGTGACGCTCCCTTGCCTCGTCGAAGAAGTCGAGGACACATACAGCCGGGCTAGTGAATTCTGCGCCGAGAAACTCCAGGAAGAGGAGGCTCAATGGCTGCCAGGGGCATCGAAGTCGGGCAAGTCAGCCAAGAAATAAGGAGCACGGGACATGGCAAGAACACGAGTACGCGGCGTAGAGACAAGACCGGAACCCAAGGCGGGCGCCGAGCTGCTCTCAATGATCAAGCAGATCAACAAAGCACACGGGGAGGGCCTGGTCCTACGCGGTAGCCAGATCCACCAACCCAAGCGCTTCCCCACTGGGATCTTCTCCCTGGACCTTGCATGCTGCGGCGGCATCCCCAATCGTTCTGTGACCATGTTCCACGGTCGCCGGTCCTCCGGTAAGACCACCAGCGCCCTGAAGACCATTGCCACCACCCAAAGATTGAACCCTGACGACGACGTAGTCTTTGTTGACCAGGAGCACTCATTCGACTCGGTGTGGGCAGCCAAGCTGGGCTGCGACATCGACCGCCTCCTCGTTATTCAACCGGAGACAGGTGAGCAGGCCGTGGACTTCATCGACGGCTTCATCCACACCGATAGCGTGCGCCTGGTAGTCCTCGACTCCGTAGCTGCCCTGGTCCCTATGCGCGAGCTGAAGGCGGGAGCCGAGGACGCCCACGTAGGCATTCACGCCAAGCTGGTCACCCACCTGATGCGCAAGGTCACCAATGGCTTCGCCATGGCCCGCCGTGCGGATCGTGATGTGGCCTTCCTCTGCATCAACCAGCAGCGTTCCAAGATCGGCGGCTTCAGCCCAGACGGTGACCCGATCAACTTGCCGGGCGGCAAGGCGCTGGACCACTACACGATGCTCCAGGTCAAATTCAAGAACAAAGAGAAGTTCAGCAAGGACGACCAAGGCTTCGACATGCTGGACGTGAACGAGCACGCATTCAGTATTGACAAGAACAAGGTCAACGCGGGCATGCGTGCAGGCGAGTTCCAGCTCCAGCGCCAGGCCTCCAGCGTGTACCCGCTCCTGGAAGGCGACATCGACGACGCAGGCACCATGCTGGCTTACGGGAAGAAGATGGGCATCTACACGGGCGGTGGTCAGTCCTGGACCCTGGAGCTGCCGGACAAGGAACTGAAGTTCAAGTCCGGTGACGCAGCCTGCACCCACCTCTACGAGAACTTCGACGATTACTGGGCGCTGCGTAACCACCTGATCGCCATGCACTCGGCCAAGCTGGGTATGCCTCAGTCGTTCCTGGACCGTTTCTATGAGTAGGATCCTGCGGGTGCGCCGTTCCAAGCCGGAACCTGAGGGCAACCCAGAACACACCCAGGAGCACCTCAATGACGCCATGCGTTGGCAGGGACACTACCAGCGCACCTACGGCCATTCGTGGGACGTAGCACTAAGAGCAGCCAAGCTCTGGCATCCGTGGGCAACGGAGAGCATGATTGCGACTGCCCTTGAACTCAATGGAGTGAAGCGCCATGCCAAATCCATACTTAGATCGCGCCGCCCGAAAGGCGAACCTGACCCAGTCCCACCGAAGAGCCCCGAAGCAGGAAGCGGAGATAGCGAAGAGAGTGGGCGGTCGACTAACCCCCGGCTCAGGATCCGGCGCAGTCAAAGGAGACGTGCGGGTTAAAGGTGTCGTACGGATCGAATGCAAGACCACCAAGAACAAATCCTTTTCGGTCACTCTGGATATGCTGGAGAAGATCGAGGAGGCAGCGGCATCGGGCGGAGAGCTGCCCGTCCTAATAATTGAGTTCATCGACGACCGAGGACGCAAGATCAAAGAGGTGGCGGTATGCCCCACTTATGTTCTTGACTCGATAGGAGCAACAGAATGACCGTCACCCGAAGAACCAGGACTCGCGTGGTCACAAACGATGAACCGACCGTGAGCCGCAGCACAATCGCCCTGCGCCGTCGTCGCGGCCAGACCGACGAGCATGTACCGACAACCGGGCGGCGAGCAGCTCCCTGTGACAAGGACCAGCAGGTCGTATCTGCACCGAATACTGACTACCCCCTGACGGAGATCCTGGACAAGGCCAGCTATGACATGCGCCCTGCCCGACCAGGCCCACACCTCCACGTCAGCGACCTGCTCCATAAATGCATCCGTAAGAAGGCCCTGGAAGAGCGCTACGACGCGGTGCCTGCTCAGCAGCGCCTTACCATGTCCGACATGCTTACGTTCGCCATGGGCGATGCTGTGCACGATACGCTCAAGGCCAGGGCCAGGATCGGGCGGCCGGACGTGGTCTGGGGCGTATGGTCCTGCAAGTGCGAGTACCTCAAGCACGAAGACCCCTGCACCTACGCCGAGATCGACCAGGAAGAAAAATGCCCGCATTGCAAGTCTCTGGTAGATCAGTATCATGAAGTTTCAATGACTGACGATGAATACGGCGTAGTGGGCAACCCGGACTTGATCCTTTATTTTGCCCGCAAAGATGCGCTTCACGTCACCGAACTGAAGTCCATGGCACACAAGGGGTGGGAAGAACTAGTCCGCCCCGTGCCGGAGCACGTCATCCAAGTCGTCTTCTACTGGCATCTCATGCACCGCAAGGGATACAGGCTGACCGACAAGGTTTCGATTCTTTACTGCACGAAGCAGTGGCAGTTCGGAAACAAGACATCGTTCAAGGAATTCCTGATTGATCCAGTTGCGTCACTAGATCGCCTGGACCAGTACATCGAAGACGCAAAGGCGTACAAGGCGGCAAGGGAAGGCGGGGAACTACCTCTTCGCACCTTCTGCTCGCACGAGGCCGCGAAAGGCGCCAAGTCATGCGGTGTAATGCAGCTCTGTTTCGGAGAATAAACATGCAACGGATCGTGAGAAGAACTCGCCCGGCTCAGCCAGTAGTCGCAGTCCAGGAGATGATCCTGGGTGTGGACCCTGGCTGCTCCGGTGCCCTGGTCGTGATCAGTACGACCGGCAAGTTCGTTGCCGCAATGCTGATGCCCGTTGTTACCTCTGGGAAAAACTCCAGGGTGAACGGCGCGGCAGTAGCAGCCTTCCTTCATGAGTACGAGATTCGTCATGCGTACATCGAGAAGGTGGGTTCCATGCCACAGCAAGGCGTGGCGAGTACCTTCACCTTTGGCCATGCGGCCGGTTTGGTTGAAGGAGTAGTAGCGGGTGCGGGTATTCCCTACACCCACATCACGCCACAAGCGTGGAAGAAGGCAGCAAGGCTGATGGGGCAGGATAAAGATGCTGCACGCTCCAGGGCGATACAGCTCTACCCCCAGCTCCGCATCCTTGATACCAAGGCAAAAGGGCAGGCTTTCTCAGACGCCCTGTTGATAGCACGGGCGGGCTTCGGCCTCAGCGTGTAGGGAATGCAATCAATTGCACGAAGTAAAAAATCACTTGTGAAGGTTGAAACTTAGGTAGGGCGCCCCTACTATCCAACTCGCGAGCTGTTAAACCTCACTACGGCAAACCGCCACCCCATCACTCGGAAGGTCACGACCATGGCAAACGCAAAAGCAAAAGCAAAACCCGCCCAGGCACAGGAAGAGGCGGCACCAGAACATGCGGAAGGCTCTTGGGTCCGCTTTCTGGGTTACGAAAAGGGCACCAAAAAAGAGGAGATGATCCTCAACAAAGGCGAATCGTATGAAGTCGTCGGCCTGCCCGGCCAGGAAGAAGTCGACGGCGAGCTGGTAGATACCGGCTACGTGCTCCGTCTGGAAAACCCTGACTTCGATCCGAAGAAGAAAGAAAACCCGGACACCAACCCCAAGTTCCTGGAAACCGAAGTGTTCGCGGAAGAGATCGAAGCTGGCGAAGCACCGGACATCGAAGGCGAAGCGATCACCTACGAAGAGCTGGCCGGTTACAGCAAAGAAGAGCTGATCGAATTCGCCAAGGCGAACGAAGTCAAGCTGACCGCCGCTCAAAAGAAAACCCCGGCGACCCTGCTCGCTACCCTGGCAGCCGAGTTCGGCCTGGAGCCAGCGGCCGAGGAGGAAGAAGAAGAGCCTGAAACTCCTCCGGCCAAGCCTGAAACCGCAGCCGCGAAGAAAAAGCGCGAAGCAGCCGAAGCCAAGGAAGCCGCCGCAGCCAAGCCAGCAGCCAAGCCAGCAGGCAAAGCAGCCGCCAAGGGCGCCGCAGCCAAGCCTGCCGCTAAGGGCAAGTCCGCGCCGAAGGAAGAGGAGGAGGAGGAGGAAGCCGATCCAGACTTCGTGCCGGAGCTGGAAGGCGAAGACGAAGCGGTCCTCTCCCTGGTCGAAGGCGACGTTGACCTGGTTGCAGTAGCCCAGGACCTGGAATCGGCTGTAGCCGTATCCGAGTACCAGTTGGGCGGCGTGCTGTACCACATCAAGAAAGAAAAGCTGCACCTTGCTACCGACAAGAAGGGCAAGCTGGTCGATCCTGAGTACGGCGAAACTGGCGGCTTCAAGAAGTTCCTGATGGATAACTTCAACATCGACTACCGCAAGGCCACGTACCTGATCGACATCTATATCAACTTCACCCTGGCCGGTCTGGAAAACCCGTCCGAAGTTGTTGGCCGTATCGGCTGGACCAAGGCGAGCAAAATCGCCAAGCTGATCGGCGTCGAAGGCGCGGACGTTGAAGGTCTGGTAGACGTGGCGGAGAAAAACACCGTCGCGGATCTGTCCGAGATCATCAAGGAGCAGTTCACTCCGAGCGAAGACGGCGGCGGCAGCAAGACTACGGCTAAGCGCATCACCCTCCGCTTCCGCTACTTGGAAGAAGAAGCCAACGTCTTCGAAGACGCGTTGAAAGAGCTGGCTGATCAGTTCGGCGTCAAGCCCGATGAAGCGCTCTTCCAGTTGGTCATCGACGCCCACGCCCAGGAAATCGGCAAGGGTGGTCACGCGGCCGACGAAGCCGAGACGACCAAGGGCGGCAAAGCAGCCGCAACCAAACCCGCTCGCGGTAAGGCTCGCGCCTAAGCCCCGGCGATAGCAGCGCAAAAAGGCACTCCATCGCGGGTGCCTTTTTTCATAGGAGAAGGAAAATGGCAGCTAAGAAAGTTCCTACCCGAGCGCCGGTCAGGGTGCCGATCAGAGATCCAGGCAAGTCCCGCGTAGCCGCCGCAGTGCGGGCGGCCACCCCTCCACCGCTGGATATGTCGAAGATCAAACTCAAGCTGGAGTATGTCGACATCAACGACATCGTTCCGTACGAGTGGAACGCACGGGATAACGCCAAGGCAGTCGCGGCGGTCAAGGCCTCGATCAAGACCTTTGGCTTCATCATCCCTATCGTGATCGACGACGACAACGTCCTTGCCGCTGGTCACACCCGTACCGAGGCAGCGAAAGAGCTGGGTATGGACGAGGTGCCAGCCGTTCGCGCCAGCCACCTGACCGAGGAGCAGATTAAGGCCTTCCGCCTGATCGACAACAAGGTAGCCAGCATCGCTGACTGGGACTTCAACCTCCTGGCCGCAGAGATGCAGGAACTCGAAGGCCTGTTCGACATGACAGACTTCGGCTGGTCCACGCAGGAGTTGGACTGCCTCAGTTCGATGGTCGCGGACGACTGCCTGACTACCTCAGGCCTGGGCACGGGCGGGCAACGTGATGCAGCAGATGCAGAGAGCAACCCGGCCGGTCGACGTGCACCTACTCGTGCCCGTTTTGTACTGGGTGAGTTGTGCTTCTTCGAGGACGCCAACCTCTACCGCGCCTGGGTACAGGGTCTGCGGGAGCTGCACAACTTCGATGAAGAGCTGATCGCTGAAGACCTCAAGCGCCGCTTGGGGATTCTGGTTTAAGGAGGCCTTATGGCCGTTCAACGAGTGAGACGCCTGCGTCATGCCAGGCCGACCGTAGACCTGGCAGCCGACGTGGTCCAGATGATCGGGGTGGATGACCTGACCCCGGACGACAAGAACCCCCGCAAGGCTGACCAGGCCCGCTCCGCGCTACTGCGATTGTCCCTGCACAAGCTGGGCTTCCTCATGCCGCTATTCCGTCAAAGGTCTAGCGGCTTGTTGCTGTCTGGTCACCAGCGACTGACCCAGTCCAAGAGCCTCGGGTGGGAAGCGGTGCCGGTCGTGGATGTAGACGTGGCGGACGACGAGGTGATGAACATCAACCTGTTGTTCAACCGGCTGACTAATGACTTCAACGCCTTCGATACCGGAGCCACAGCCAAGGACCGTATGGACATGCAAGGCATCCTGAGGCTGCTGGAGGCACTGCCGGATCGGGAGGAGGATGATCACCCGGCCAACCATTGCAAGGTGGAGCCTATCCGTCAGTTCGCCAACGGCGTGGCCGAGCAGTACGACAAGAAGGCGGCCGTCACCGCTGGCGCGTTCACTCGAATGAATATCCGCATCCCGCTCGTCGTCAGCGAGTCCGGCCTCGTGGTCAACGGCGTTAACCGGATGTTCTCCGCACTCGACCGTGGCATTGAGGAATGGCCAGTAGTCAGGATCCCGGACGACATCGCAGCGGTTGCACTCCAGGCGCTCAACTACCTGAGCATGGACTTCCACGTCAGTGAGGATTTCAAGAACCTGTTGCGCTCCTCGGCGTTCCGGCGTGTGTCGAACAACCGTGGCACCGTGGGCAAGTCCTACCGCTTCTGGGCCAACGGCTGCCGGTCGCTCCTGGACCGCGAGAGTTACACCCCGGAATACTGGGTGAACTTCCGTAGCATCCATGGCAATAACATCCTCGACTTCGGGGGCGGCCTCTGCAAAGTGGCACCGTACCTCCAGACCAAGGGCTTCAATGCCCTCGACTTCGAGCCGTACCGTGTGGACCCGATCCTCAACGAGGCAGAGCCATCCTTACGCTACAGCAGGGAGCAGGCGAAGAAGTTCCTGGACGCGATCCAGGACCCCAAGCACCGCTTCGATAGCATCTTCCTTTCGGCGGTTCTGAACTCGGTGCCGTTCCCGGAGGATCGCTTGATGGTCCTGGCAGTCGTGCACGCGCTCTGCTCGAAGGAGACGGTGGTCTACGGGACCTGCCGCGACCTGTCCGACTTCGACTATGAGTACGGCGGTGTGCGGAACGGCAACTACTTCGTCTGGGACACCGAACCCGGCGTGCGCCTGGGGGACGTGTCGAGTCGGCCGAAGCTCCAGAAGTTCATGACCCAGGACGAGGCACGCGGATACTTCCAGCGTTGGTGGAAGACCATCGAGTTCTGGCCGGGCGGTAACGTCTTCTACTTCAAGCTGACGAACCCCATGGTCATGAACGTCAAGGCCCTACAGCAGAGCCTGGCTTTCGAATTTGATTTGCCTTTCGCGGACGGTGGTAGACTCGGTTTGGCCAACGAGGCAATAAAGGCCTTCAGCAAAAGACTGGGCCGCAAACTGTAGGAGATCACCATGGAAGCGCCACCGACTGTCGAGTACCACGGAGCCCAAGGGCGGAAGCTGCGCGAAGACAGCGTGGCCGCTACCCTGCGGGAGGAAGCCAATAAGCTAGACTTGGCCATAAAGGCCCGCACCATCGGTGGCGATGTTTGCCTGGACCCACAAGAAGCCCGAGACCTGGCGAACTTACTTCGTGAGCTGGCCGCCAAACTCAATTGCAGGTCTTGATGCAATCAATTGCACGGAGAAACGTCATGCTGATCATGGACCACGAAAACGAGCGCACCATCCACATGCCGAACAACCCGAACAAGTTCGTCTTTGATACTGAAGTCGCGGCCATCTTCGACGACATGGCGGAGCGATCCATCCCCATGTTCCGAGAGGCTCATGCGCTGCATGCCCGTTACCTGGCTCCATGGATCAGCAAGGGCGCGAGCATCCTGGACATCGGTGCATCACGCGGGGCGTTCCTGGCAGCACTTGATCTGGAGTACGGCATCGAGAACCTGAACGTCCGTGCTACCGACAGCTCCCCGGCCATGGTGGGCTACACGTCCAAGGACTTCCCCTCGGTCGACGTGGAGATGGTGGACATCACTTCGCGGGGCTTCATGAACTGCCTGCACACCTACGACGTGATCAACATGACCTACGTCCTCCAGTTCATCCCCAAGGTCCAGCAGCGCCTGGTACTGTCCAAGGTGTGCAGCATGATCAAGAAAGGCGGGGCGTTGATCCTCGGCCAGAAGAACAAAGACGATTCTCCTATTGGCGCGGCTGTTCATGAGCAGTACATTCAATGGCGCATGGCCAACGGATACACTCGTGAAGAGATCGAGGCCAAGACCGCAGCGCTGGCGAACAGCATGTGGCCAATGACCGAACCAGACCTGGTGGATGCGCTCAAGAGCTTCGGCATGACCGAGGTGGCGCGGACCTGCTCCTGGGGACCCTTCAGCAACTTACTCTGCATCAAGAGGTAACGACCATGACTACCGGCGATAACAACGAGCGCCCAGGGCAACGACGCATCGTAGTGCGCCGGACGCGGAATGGCGCACGCTTCACCCCACGCGGGCGGATCGACGGCACCCCTCGGGAGATAGGCGATGATGTAGATGCGGCCATCGACCCGGAGAACCTGGAGCGTCACGTCCGCCAGCAGACCCGGCCCGGCCCGGAAGATCCCGACGACACGGGCGGCCCCAACCCACGCCAAAGAATGCTGGAGGTAGAGCAGCACGGTAACGCTGCCTACGCCAAAGAGTTCCGCCTGGGTCTCCTGCAACGCCTACTCCTGCGTAAGCTCCCACTGGACCAGATTGCCCAGCAGCTTGGTGTGTCCATCTCGACCATCGAGAAAGACCGGGCGCTGATCAAGAAGCGGATGCGGGAGGCGGCCAAGGAGATGAACATCGACGAGATGATTGGCGGCCAGACCTTCATGTACGACGAGATCGCTGCGATGGCTATGCGGATTGCATCTACCACCTCTGGAGAGAACCGAGTACCCGTCGCTATGCAGCTTGCGGGGATGCGTACCGCATTGGCCAGCCAGGCAGACAAGACCCGCTTCCTCCAGACCGCAGGTGTCTACGATGTACTGCGCTTCCGCAAGGCCGACAGCGGCGAGGCGATGTCCGACATCCAGGTGCTGATGGAGCGTACCGCACAGATGCTGGCTAGCATGGCAGACGACGGCGGCATGGGTGGGTTCGAGGCCTTCGACTTGAACGAGATCGAGCCAGAGAGCGAGGAGCTTTGACATGGCGCAGCCACTGAAAATCCCGGCCCGGCGCCAGCAGCATTTGATGGAGCAGGTCGACGCCATCGCTGGTGAACTGGGCAACAAGCAGTTCGGTGAGATGTACAAGGTAGCCGTGGGCAACATGCTTCGGGGTGACGACACCCTGTTCAAGTTCATGTCTGCCCTGGAGCGGGTGCCGGTCGACATCGAAACCTTCCTGGACGGCGAGGAGTTCCTAGGCGCGACCGACTTGGTGATGTGGCCCGCCGTACGCCAGGCAGTCATCGACGCCAACAAGAACTGGTGGAGGGGCACCAAGGACCCCGTAGACTGGGCCTACGATACCGTGTGCCTGATGGGCTGTACCCGTTCCGGCAAGACGACCCAGGCTATGATCGGCACTGCCTACCACCTGTACATCCTGACCTGCATGAAGAACCCGCAGACCTGGTACGGCCTGCCCTCGGCTACGTCCATCGTGTTCCCGATCATCGGCGCCAAGCCGCACGTAACGAAGAAGGTGGTCTACGCGCCGCTGCGTAAGTTGATCGAGCGGATGCCTTACTTCCAAACCACAGGCCTGCCGGACAAGAACATCGACAGTGAGATGTACTTCGTGGAGAAGAACATCCGCATCGTGCCCGTGGGCGGTAGCGAAGATTCGATCCTCGGTGAAGCAACCATCGGCGGCCTGATCGACGAGATCAACTTCATGAACGTGGTGCAGAAGTCGAAGAAGGCTGAAGTGTCCACCGGGCGGAGCGGCGTGTACGACCAGGCAGCCATGGTGTACGACACCTTCACCCGTCGTCGGCGCGGTACGTTCGCCAAGAAGTTCCCACAGATTGGTCTGATCTACGCCTCGTCATCGACCCGGTACAAGGGCGACTTCACTGACAAGCTCAAGGCGGAGACCGAGAAGTTCGAACACAAGAACGTCTTCATCTTCAACAAGCGCCAGTTCGATGTGCAGCCGAAGGAGAACTACTGCGGTGAGACCTTCCGTCTGCTGATCGGTAACGACATACAGCACGACACTCGGGTGCTCAAGGATGACGAAGAGGTGGTCGAAGGTGCTTGGGTGGAAGAGGTGCCTATCGAGTACCTCCAGGACTTCCAGCGTAAGCCGTACGACGCGATGCGTGACGTACTCGGCCTGTCGTCCAACGTGATCAGCCCGTTCATCAAGACCCGCTACAAGATCTACGAGTGCGTGGAGTACGGCCAGGAGCTTCAGCTCGAATCGTTCCTGCTCAAGGACCATGTGATCCTCGGTGTGGACGGCATGCCCCAGGTGCAGTCGAAGCACTACTGCATGAACCCGTCACGCCCGCGCTACGTTCACATCGACTTGTCGCAGACGGCAGACCGGTGTGGTATTGCCATGGTCCGCTTCGACGGTATGATTTCAATACGCCGCAACGGAGACATGACAGAGTCGCTCCCGCTCGCGGCGGTTGAGATGGCTTGCTCGATTGAGCCGGACGCGAACAACGAGATCGACATTGCCGAGGTACGAAGTTTCGTACGCAGTCTGATGAAGACCTACGGCTACCCGATCAAGGGCGTGTCCTATGACGGCTTTGACAGCCGCGAGTCCATCCAGCAATGGCGCAAGGACCGGATGCCTGCCAAGGTCGTTTCGATGGACCGGACCAGCGGACCTTACAAGCAGTTCCGCGATGCCCTGTACGACCGACGCATTGCGCTCCTGGACGATCCAGATGTTGTGAGCGAGATCCTCGACCTGGAGTACGACGAGTCGAAAGACAAAGTCGACCACACCATGATCGGGCGGAAGGACGTGTCGGATGCAATCTGCGGGGCTTACACCAACATGCTGGAACGTCGCAGCACCTGGGCGAACGTGACGGATGACATGGCCGATGACAACACAGTCGGTCGACACGATGACGAGCGTAACGACGACGTTCGTCCTACATAGGGGTACAGGGACATGATGATTTTCGAGGTGCTGGGCACCATCTGGCTGGTCTTGGTAGGTCTGCGAGCGCCAACGCTCACATGGGAGAGCCGCGTCATGTACAAGCTCTTCAGGACCCGTTATACGAAGAAGCAGGCGGTGTATGTAACTCTCCGCTACGTCTGGCTGCCAGGGCTGCTCATGGCCCCAGGCATCTTCCTCATTGAAGGCCTCGCTACCTTCAAGCCCGCGCAACTCGAAGACATCAAATCCGCAGCGATCCACCTGGACCGCCTCCTTCAACAACGTGCCCAGCCACCGGCCGAGGAGCAGTGACATGCAACAGTACCGCGAGATGGTTTCCCACATCCTTCAGTACGGTGAGGCCCGCCAGTGGCGTAACGGCCACACAGGTATCAGCGTCTTCGATTACCGGATGGAGTTTGACTTGCGTAAGGGCTTCCCGTTGCTGGGGCTCAAGTTCGTACCGTTCATGGGACCGGTACTCGGTGAGTTGCTCGGGTTCCTGCGGGGCTACACCAGCGCAGCCGACTTCCGCAAACTGGGCTGCAAAGTCTGGGACCAGAACGCCAACGAAGAGCCATCCTGGCTGGCCAACCCGAACCGCGAAGGGGAGGACGACCTCGGCAGGATCTATGGCGCTCAGTGGACGGACTGGCGAGCGCCAGCCCACTTCGAGAGCGACCCGGCTGACCAGTTCTGGAGCCCAGGACACAAGACCAACCAGATAGCTGAGTTGATCAACAGCCTGCGCAATGACCCGCACGGGCGGCGACACGTAGTCAGTGCATGGAACCCCGGCGAGCTGCATCTCATGGCCCTGCCTCCGTGCCACATGTTCTTCCAATGCTACGTCAGCAACGACGGACACCTGGACCTGAAGATGTACCAGCGCAGCGCCGATACCTTCCTGGGTGTGCCCTTCAACATCGCCAGCTACGCAGCCCTGATGATCATCCTCGGCAAGCTAACCGGCCTGACGCCTCGGCGCCTGATCATGGACTTCGGGGACGCTCACCTGTACACCGACCACCTGGAGAAGTCGACCGTGATGATTTCCCGGCCGCACAAGGCTCTGCCGCTCCTGGAGTGCGGCATCGACCCGGACCAGCCTCTGGAGTCGATTGAACCGGATCAGTTCAACTTGGTAGGGTATGAGCCACACCCAGCCATTAAAGCGAGCATGGCCGTATGACTACCAAACGAATCCCCAGAACCCGCGCTGGCATGGTCCACGGGCGGTCTGTAGGACGAGGCCCGAACCCCGGCCTGCGCCTGGCAGACCCAAGCACCAGCGAAGCAATCGCCCTGGCAATCGAAGAAATCAAGAACCAGCCCGGCAAGCTGGCAAAGGTGGAGATGCTCAAGGCGTTGCGCGACAACTACCCGTTCGCCCTGGACGTGATGAAAGCCGTCTTCGATGTCAACGTGACCTACGGCATCAAGCGGGTGCCGGAGCCCGGCTCAGCCTGGGGCTTAAACCCCGGAGCGTTCGACGAGGATACGGTAGGTCTGCTCGACCGCCTGGCCAGCCGCGACCTGTCAGGCAAAGCCGCGCAGTTGGCTATCTCCAAAGAGCTTGCTCGCCTCTACCCGGCATCCCGCGACCTGCTGACTGCGATCCTGCAACAGAACCTGCGGGCGGGGTTCAGCGTCGACGTGGTCAACCAGGTGTGGGGACCCGTCCTCAAGTCCGTCAAGATCCAACTGGCCAATACCTACTTCATGAAGCTGAAGGCGGGGGAGAGCGGACCACGCAAGGTCAACCCGAAGGCCCGCTTCCCTGCATGGCATGACATCAAGTACGACGGCGTGCGTGGCTTCTACCTGAGCGATGACCCTGGCTTCTTCAGCCGTAAGGGCTTGTCGCTCGAAGTACCGCCAAGCCTGGACAGACTGATCCGAGACTTCCTGGAGGATGCAAAGGCTTTCTACGAGTGCGAGGAGGGTGAGGAGTTATTGCTGGATTGCGAGATCGTCCCGCTGTCTGGCGGCTTCAAGGATGTCATGAGTCAGGTGCGTGCCTCGAAGCGCGGGGCGGAGGAGGGAACCACCGGTATTCGCATCATCGACATCATCACCAAGGCCGAGTATGAAGCAGGCAAATCCAACAACGACCAGGAGGCTCGCCGGGCGGACCTGGAGGAGATGACCAAGGAGTTCTGGTTCAAGAAGTACGCCGGGTACATCAAGCTGACCGAAGGCCGGAACGTCGAAGACGAGGAGGAGGCAGCCGAGTTCTACGCGGAGGTCCTGCGCAACGGTGGCGAAGGCACCATGCACAAGCACTACGAGGACTTTTGGGAAGCCAAGCGCTCCGACTCCTGGCTGAAGCTCAAGCCTGCGGAAGAGATCGAGGGCATCATCGTCGGGTACAAGGAGGGCGCCAAGCACAGCAAATGGGAAGGCTTCCTCGGGGCGGTACTGGTCGAGATCCCAGGTGGCGTAGTTGTTTCGGTCGATGGCATGACGGATGACGTACGAACCTACATCCACAACCATCGGAAAGAACTCTTGAAGGAGACGGCTGAGCTGCTCTATCACGAGAAGACCCCGGATGGCAGCCTGCGCCATCCACGGTTCAAGCCCGGCTTCATCCGCGACGATAAATAAACTACGTGCAATCAATTGCACCGGAGACAAAACATGCTGCTTTCCTATCTTGAACTCTGTGAACTGGTAGAGGCTGGGGTGATCACTGGCGTGGAGAAGGACGCCATCAACGCAACCAGTATTGACGTACGCCTGGGCGCCGGGTTCAAGGTAGAGTCAAGTAACGTCTCTTCCCATTTTGTGGACCTCAGCAGGCGCGAGTCGGTAGCGTTCGAGGACACCACAGAGCTGTGCATCCTGAAGCCCCAGGAGTTCGCTCTAGCGCACACCGCAGAGCTGTTTCATCTGCCACTAGACATCTCGGCCGCCTTCTGCCTAAAGTCTTCCATAGCTCGTAACGGCCTGGAGCATTTAAACGCTTGCTGGGCTGACGCCGGGTGGAACGGTTCAACCCTCACCATGGAGTTCAAGAACATGACGCGGTTCCATACGCTCGTGCTCCGGGAGGGAATGTACATAGGTCAGATGAAGTTCTTCAGGCACAAAGAAGTGCCCGAGGAGTTCAGCTACCGTGTGAGAGGAAGGTACAACGGTGATGCGTCCGTTAGTGCCATCAAGCCGTAACAAGCGCAAGGAGTGTTCGTATGCCTAAGTACCAGAGTGAACGCCGTGTAGGTTCCAAAGGCAGTCGTGACGGGAAGGCAAACCGCCGCCAACGCCGGGGCGATCAGCCAGAGAACGTGGTGAACTTTAATGACGCCGTGGCCCGAAGGGAGGGGCCTGATAAGAAGGCATGGCACGAACATGATTTGCGACGTATCCAAGCACTGACCGAGAACCAGGATATTGCCATCCAGGCATGGTTAGCGGAAGCCGAAGGCCACCTATCCCTCTTGGGTTCGGCGGGTACGGGTAAGACCCTCCTTGCCCTGTACCTTGCGTTCCTCTCCTACACTCGCGGCGAAGCCGAGGGCGTCACCGTCGTGCGATCCTCCGTACCGAAGCGGGACCCTGGCGCACTGCCCGGCACCCTGGAGCAGAAGCAGGCCCCGTACGAAGCTCCGTACAGAAGCCTCTTGCACTTCCTGTTCGGCCGTGCATCGACGTACGACGACATGAAGACCGCAGGCGTGATCGAGTACAAGTCGACCAGCTACTTGCGCGGCACCACCATCGACAATCGCATCATCCTTGTGGAAGAAGCCCAGAACCTGGACTTCGACGAGATCGACTCCGTGCTGACGCGGGCGGGTACAGGCTCTCGCGTAATCCTTACCGGTGACACGCTGCGCCAGTGCGACCTCAAGCACTTCGAGGTGTCCGGCATCCAGATCCTCCAGCAGGTCAAAGACCGGCTCGAAGGCATGACCATCGTCGAGTTCGGCCCGCAGGATTGCGTGCGTTCTGGCTTCGCGAGGTCCTGGCTGTTGGCGACTGAGGAGTTTTTCACCGAGCAGCGTGCCCGCGAACGTAACGACCGTTAACGAAGTGATACAGCGGCGGTTGACAAAAGTTCCGCCGTCGCTAGTATCAAGTTGCCAGCGAGTATTTTCGTGTGTGGCCTGTCCTGATGCAAACGACCATGGAGGGTTGAAGGGCAGGGACAATCAGCAGGCTACACACGAAAGTACGCAGCAGGATCAAGAGGATACGGCCATGGCGCTTACCGTAGTCGGCAAAGATGACAAACCAAGTGAGAAGGTAGGCGAGGTGGTACAGGGCCACTTCGGGCGGCCGACTGTAGCCGACCAGCTCCGCATCATGGCAGCCCGCCTGGATGCCGGGGAGTGGCCAGAGCCCGAGGCAATCGTAGTAGTCCTGGCCTACACCGATCCTAAGCAGCACATGGTCTGTGTACCGGGCGGAACCGAGGACGTACACCCCTACTTCATGGCAGGCATGCTTCAGAACGCAGCGTTGACCTGCCTCGACGAAGCGTCAGCCGAACAGTTTATGGATGAAGAAGTTTAACTAACCGCAGGCGCAAGACTGATAGACAACACCTGCACTCGAAACCTGAGGAGTGCAACATGAACAAGTACGAGAAAGTACGCTGCAAAATGGTATGCCACGAAGTCACCCCTAACGAGCACAGCCAGGGCCAGCTCTGCACCGTTCAATTCGGCGCAGTGTACTCCAGCGACCCCGCTGTAGAGGACTGGATCTACGGGAAGAACACGCCTTATGGCTCGTTCCGCGCCGGGATCGTCACTGAAGTGGCGGAGAAGTTGGAAGTCGGCCAGGCCTACTACATCGACATAGTCAAGGCAGACTGAACCCCAGCAAGGCAATTGACCCGCTCAAAAGGCGGGTCTTTTTTTGTGTGCAATTGATTGCAACGGAGGTGCGACATGAGGCCCAGTGAAGCTGGGGACGCCGAGTTGATCCAACGTATACTCGCGAGAACCCGCCTATTTACAGACCGCGACCCAGAGCCTGGTAAGCCCGTCGAAGACGAGCCCAGGCCCGAGCCACCCACACCGAAAGAAAGCCGTCAGGCGAACCTACGCAGGAGATTGAGATCATGTTGAGTCGGGACGAGTCCAACAAAAAAGCCCAAACCATTGAGTCTGGACTTGGCAAGCAGATGATGGCGCAAGCCAAGTTCTACATGGGGTACTCACGATGGGATGAAGAGAACGGGCGGTATGAAACCTGGGACGAAGCGGTAGCCCGAGTGATGAACATGCACCGCGCCAAGTACGCACACTGCATGACCGAAGAGTTAGCGGCGGAGATCGACTTCGCTGAAGAGATGTACCGCACCAAACGAGTTCTCGGGGCACAGCGAGCGTTGCAGTTCGGCGGTGACCAGATCTTCAAACACGAAGCCCGCTTGTACAACTGCTCCAGCTCCTACGCGGATCGCCCGGAGTTCTTCCAGGAAGCCATGTACCTACTGCTCTGCGGGTGCGGCGTGGGCTTCAGCGTACAGACACAGCACGTTGCCAAACTGCCGGACATCGCACCGCGCAGCACCGACTCCAAACTGTTTGCTATCCCTGACTCGATAGAAGGTTGGGCAGACGCCTTCGGGGTGCTCCTGTCCTCGTACTTCGTCGGCGGCGGGAGCCACCCTGAGTACCAGGGCAGCCACGTAGCGTTTGACTTCAGCCAGATACGCCCCAAGGGCGCGTTCATCTCCGGGGGCTTCAAGGCACCTGGGCCGGACAGTCTTCAACTAGCCTTGCAGAAGTGCGAGAAGCTGCTGGAGGCCATGGTGAGCAAAGGCTCGCGGATGTCGACTATCGGCGTCTATGACTTCGTGATGCACATGTCGGACGCGGTACTGTCGGGAGGCGTGCGCCGGTCTGCAACCATCTGCCTGTTCAGCAAAGACGATCAGGACATGCTGAACGCCAAGACAGGCAATTGGTTTGTGGACAACCCGCAGCGCGGCAGGAGCAACAACTCAGCGATGCTGCTACGCGATGAACTGACCCGCGACGAGTGGGCGGGCATCATGAAGTCGGTTAAAGCCTTTGGCGAGCCAGGGTTCGTATTCACCCATAGCCTGGACGCTGCGTACAACCCCTGCGTAGAGATAGGCATGAAGCCTAAGCACTGGATCACCGGCAAGACCGGCTTCCAGATGTGCAACCTCACCGAGATCAACGGTGGCATGTGCCGCACTCCGGCCGACCTGATGAAGGCATGCGTGGCGGGTGCGATCCTGGGCACACTCCAGGCGGGCTACACCAACTTCACGTATCTCACCCAGACCACCAAGGAGATCGTAGACCGCGAGGCACTCCTGGGCGTTTCCATCACAGGCTGGATGAACAACCCGGACGTGCTGTTTAACAAGGACAACCTACTCGCGGGGGCTGCCTTGGTGAAAGCCACCAACCGCAAGGTCGCCGCCATGATCGGCATTAACCCAGCGCCCCGCACCACCTGCGCCAAGCCGTCCGGTAACGCCTCCGTCAAGCTTGGCACCGCGAGTGGCATCCACGGCGAGCACTCGCTGCGCTACTTCCGCAACGTACAAATGAACGACACTGACGGCGTGCTGCACCTGATTCAGAAGGTCAACCCGGAGATGGTGGAAGCCTCAGTCTGGTCGCAGAACGGCACTGACAAGGTGGTCAGCTTCCCTATCACCTCAGACCCTCAGTCGATCTTCAAGGCTGACCTGATGGGCGTGAAGCAACTTGAGTACGTCAAGCTGGCTCAGCAATACTGGGTTGAAGGTGGGACTGACGAAACCCTGGCGGTAGACCCTCAACTCCGTCACAACATCTCCAACACCATATCGGTGGATGATTGGGACGAACTGGAGCAGTACCTGTTCGACAATCGTCAGTGGTTTGCAGGGGTCAGCTTGTTGTCCTCCAGCGGCGACAAGGACTTTGCCCAGGCACCCTTCACTGAGGTAGCCACCCTTGCGCAGATCACCGAACGCTACGGCAGTGCCAGCCTCCTGGCGAGCGGCCTGGTCGTCGACGGGCTGTACGCTTTCCACGATGACCTATGGAAGGCTTGCGCCACGGTCTTGGGCATAGGCGACAACCTGCACCCTACACACCGGGGCGACCTGATGAAGCGGGACTGGGTACGCCGGGCGGAGAAGTTTGCGCAGAACTTCTTCAGTGGCGACCTGCAACAGGCGACGTACTGCCTCAAGGACGTATATAATTTCCACAAATGGGAGTCGCTCCTGCGCCACGTAAGCCCGATCAACTTTACCGAAGAGCTGTCCAAGCAGAGCTATACCGATGTGAACACCATGGGGGCTCAAGCGTGCGCCGGGGGTGTATGCGACATACAGACTTTCTAGTCAGTAGGTAAGAGGAGAACGACCATGTACAGAGTGTGCAGTATCGACGAGGTAATCCAGGCTTGCCCGTACGCAGATACGTTTTACACCGTAGACGCGCAGATGGATGCGAAGCTGCGCTCTCTGAACCTGGGCGTGCCCGACAGCCCGTATGTCTACCTGCAAGACCTGAACGTCTATGGCTTCATCAACATCGACGGCAAGTTCGACACCATCGACAAAGACTTGCTCGACCAGGTATGGCCGGGCTACTCCCACCGGGGCGGATACAGCCCCTTTGACCTGAGCACTCTTTAATGAGCGATGAACTCTACACGCTGGCCGAGGTGTGGGCGAGGGCACCTTACTCGACTTGCGAGGACGTAACGGAGCTGCAAGCAAACGCCGTCCGCGCTCTGCGTCCTGGCGAGGTGTGCTCTCCGATCCTGTACGTTTGGATACC